TGGAAAGTATAAGCAGTCTTACGATCACTATTGCCTTGCTTATCAATGAAACCAATCTTATTCAGATCATCAGGAAAGAAGTAACCACCCCAAGTACCTTGGGCACCCTTGTCCCAGTCGTTGTGTATCCGCATGAAATTGTTAGCAGCGGGGCCATAGAAGTTATCCTCGAACGTCTCCCAGTTAGTGTTGTCACCACCACCAGTACCAAAGAGGAGGAGGATTCCGGTAGTATAGATACCGTCCTTTAGTGTAGGAAGAGTGGAGGCTAGAGTAGCAGCTAGGTTCGGCCACTTACCAGCTTCTTCCATTAGGATGAGGGTTGCATCCTTACCACGAAGTGCATCAGGATTATCTCTACAAGTAGATGAAATAATCTGACTCTTATAACCCTTTTCTATTTCAACACCATCAAGTACAAGCTTATATGCATCTTTCTGGTGGTCAATTCTATCAATAGTTTTACGACGTCTCCAACTAGTAAATTCGTTGTAGAAGTCCACATACTTGTCCACCATAGCAGTAGTACCTTCCGGATAAAGGTAGGCACTATCATATGCTCCAATAACAGATATACTATCAGGCTCTCTCTTAAAACGATTTGCTGCAACAGCCGCATTCTTGTATGAGAAACCTTTACGACGGGCTTTGCCTACAATAACATGCTTACCACCATATATGTCATCAGGATGGACTGTTACCATCATCTGAAGCTTCTCGATGTACTTTTTACTAGCTCCCCATCTGGCAATATCTAATATATGGAAGTAGTCATAGTCACCATCCCAAAAGTCAGGAAAGGTTACAATCTTCTTTCCCGCCCGTTGGTTCATGTTCTTCATCTCCTTACGACTAACCAGACCTTCATAGTTCTGATTAGCAGTAAGCTTGATCTGACTAAAGTTTAGATAGTTATAATGATCTCCAGTAATTCTGACCCCACCAACACTATATCCCTGTATACACCTCCGCTCTTGCTCCTTCCAGTAGGTCTGGTACTCAGAATAGGGATCACGGGATACTGGGGCATTAGTATAGTATCCATACTTCTCGAATGTACGAGCTTCTTCACGAAAGACCTCACTGTTAATCCATATACCATCAGGATTTCTTATATCATGATTCATCTATGACATTGATTTTAAACCCATATCGTTGTCCCGCTTATATCGTTGGATCTTGTCAGCTATCTGCTTTGGTGAACCAAGTACTGTAACGAGACTACCGTTATAGTAATGAATAATAGTTTTAGGCCGAGGATCATCACCAAACCACTGTCCACTATCGTTATTCTCTTCAAGAGCTTGAATAGCATGTACAGGGTCTTGCACAATATAGGAAGTAACCTCAGTAGGACCGTATGTTTTGTCAGCCCTCTGTGCTCGTGATATCCTCTCTAGCTTTAACATAGTCATTATAAGTTTTACGATCTGGATCTTCAAAAACATTTTTAACTCCCCCTCCTTTCATACGACCTCCGCTTGCGCCAAGTCGTAGAGCTTCAATCATCTCTTCAAGGTTGTTCTTAATCTGCTTAACTTCTTTCAGTGCCCTAAGCACCTCCGTCGGTCTATAAAGGAAATTACCTTTACTATCCCGCTTATCATAATCAACATTCTCAAAATATGTTATAGTTGCATTTGCAGCAGCATAGGCTGAACGAAGTAGACGAACATCGGTTTCCTGATCCATGAACCAGCGATAAACCTCTATCGCTTCCTTCACCTTCTTGTCAGGCTTCCAATCTGTCAGCTTCAACCGCTCTCTTACCTCAGCATCTCGATCATCCCATTGTGTGTCCAATGGATACTTCTCGATTGCCCATGACTTGTAGTGTACCATGTAGTGTACGTACAGGAACTCCTGTAGTACGTTTGATTCGGCTTTTGCCGCACTAACACCTCCGCGTCTCTGACGTGCGAAGAGTTCCTTAAACTCCGGCAGACACTTGGCCTCCTTGTTTGGAACGGGCCGCCCGTTCTCGTCTTCGATAACTAGATCCATTCTTATTACGCTTTACAAACTTACCAATATATGGTAGCCTAACTGGATCTTCACCTTCTTCCATCTGTGTCTGGACTTCTCTGAAGAAATGTTCGACTATTCTTTTCTCAATACTTTCATGCACCAGGTGCTCTACGTGCTTTACCATAGTTTACCAACTTAAACTCAAGGCGGTACTTCTCACCTTCCATGTTCGCTATATTATACATAAGAATGAGTTTCTCCTGCCGTGCGAACGCTCGTGCCCAATCTATCAGGTACATTACCTCCTGCATCGTATCGAAGATCTCATTAGTACGTATTTGTGTCATACACCTATTATATATAATAGTAACGAAAAAAGCCACATTAAGTGGCTATAAATTTTGTATAATTACAAGTAACACATCTAGTAGCAGTCCTACCACTAGCCATTCGTATTCGCTCATGAGTTGTGGGGCCTGCGCACTTCCCGCAATAGTGGTAGAGGTCTTTAGCTCTAGTCACTATATATCTCTCCTTTAGTGTAACACTAGGAGGTAGTTGTTCAGCGTTATCTTTCAAAGCGCGGATCAGCCTCTTATGTCGAGGCTGATCTTGTTTGCGCTTGATAACTTTATTCAAGAGAGATGTCCTTGCCATCGCTACCTACGATTCCAAGAGTATTCTTTCTTAACTGTTCCTTATTCTCAGCAGCTTTTTCCTTAGCCTTGTCAGCGCGCTCCTGCACTTCTTTCTTGTAGGCTTCCAGATCAAACCCATCCGGAGCAAACCCACATACATCTTCCGCACGGTTAAGCGAGTAGAAATGGCCTTTAATGTTGACCACACTAATATCACTATACGGTGCGAGATATACATAAGTACCAACGGTGATTCCAAGATCTTCTGCATACCGACTAGTTGCTACTACGCGATACGCCACTTCTGGCTTGGCATCCTCAAGTACTTGGGCTATCCCATCTTTGAGTAAGATTAGACCTCCTTTAGTAACTTCCTCCTTCTCCAGGTCTAACAGGATGAAGGGATTAATAGGTTTATAATTCAGGTTTGTGTCCATCAGGTATTGATTTAAGAAGTTGTTCAGTAGCTTCAATAATCTGGTCGTCTATCTTCCGCAACGCTTCTTCGACCTCGCTATCGTCACCAGTAAAGTACATCGTATTATACATATTGTAGAGAAAATTCTGTCTCAGAGAATGTACTGAAATAACGTTAAGGAGCTGATGCCAAACCACCCCTGTAGGAACTACGGTTGTCACACCGCCTGCAAGCGTGTAGAGCAGACCCCGCACCTCATATAAGTTTTTGAGATGGATTGTATCCGCTACGAACTTCATGTGTTCCTTTTTAACAGGTGGTTCAGCACGACGCGTCTCAACGGTAGTCTTTCCTTTCACCTCCTCTAACGTCACTTGCTTAACACGAGGACGTGGTTCAACCTTCTCTGTACTTTTCCTTGCACTATTGAACGCCATTAGAGAACTAGTATTAATGATATGAGATACAGCATTCCACCAATTGAAGCAATACGCCACCTAGCTGTCCAGCTCAAGTTGATCTTAGCTGTACTCGTATTACTAGGATTAGCTTTAAAACCGGCAGGATAAGGTAACGCGGCTCCATCTTCATTAGCAATCCTATTACGCGCCATGTAGTACGACCCATTATGTATAAATGAGTACGTAAACACTAACGGCAACAGTACGATTGCCATAAGTATAGGAGTACCAGTAAAGGCTCCCACACCACCAGCTACGAAGCCGAACAATAAGATTGCGGCTCGCATAGCAACTAACATAACATGCTCGTTCTTACGAATACCTTTATCATAAGAATCGGCTCCTTGTCTCGCCCATATAAGAGCGTCGTTTTCGCCCATTAACCACCAGATAGCATTACCTAGTATAAACAGACTGATCATTAGAAAAACATCCATAACTATTTACTATATCGTTTTCTTGGTTCACCATCAAATAAAGGAGTGTACTTTATAGTAAGACGATTACCGTTACTATATTGAGCACTACTACCCCAGTACTTACCATCTTTAGTAAAGATGTACCAAATGCAGAGAGCGTGTTTTACTTCCATTCTATTCCAAGTTTATCACAACGTTCCTTTAAAGCCTCAAGACCAGCACTACCGCATACTACCTCCCATCCGTCTCCTTCACTAGTCATTACTGCTCTAAACGCATCATCATCAAGTGCTAGAAAGAAGGCCACTCCCCAGACCTGGATCTTTGGGGGTGGTCGGTTGAGTATATCGTCTACGAGTTCCTCAAAGATCTCGTCTAATATCTCCCTAGTTAGCTTCGGATACACTTTATTATCCTTCGCTATCTGAGCCATCAAACCTTTACCATAAGGTACATTAGCTTCATCCTCTATCCCCAGTGCCATACCAGATTGTATTTTCAATACGTTCAAACAATTCCTGTGCTTTTTCATCAAACTTAGGAAGAGCCGCATGCCACATCTCTATTAGTTCAGCAGCAGAATATATCTTCCTAAGATGATCAAGTTCATCATCACAAGAGAGGAATAGACGACCAAGCTTTTTACCATTTACTTCTAAGGTCGGACCAATAATAACCCTCTCTTTTTTGATCTCTTCATGATCATGTTCACAAATTGGGGCATGTGCACCAGTAGTCCTCTCGACCATGTGACCACATACATCACATACATATGTACCAATGACCGGCCCCTTATCACGACGTCTAGCTACTAATCTCATTATAGTTCCCATTTGTTTCTTCCACTAGCTTGATCTAACATCTGTAATGCTTCTGCGAGCTTCCTCACGTCTGGATCTTTGAATTGACCGTAGTTCTTTATGTTCTCCTTCTTGATCACATTCAATACTAAAAGACGTGCAGCCTCAATAACCTCAACGTAACCAACTGGTACACGAACAGGTTCAAAACCTTCATATATAGGTACATGATCATCCTTCGGTACCATAATTATGATCTAGTTCTATAACATCAAAATCAATACGACTTAGTAATTCTGCAGTATGGATCTTGTACCAATCCTTAAACATAAACTTCCATACCCAGGCTGCAAACTCCGAGCAGTATAGCTTCTTGATTGCTTTATCACCTTTGGGGCCTATCCATAGTATACCAAGTGTAAGAATATGTATAGCTTGCGTAAGAAGTGCCCAGAAATCATAAGGTGTACCTACAGCATCAAGCATCTTCTTACGATCTCCTGGTAAAAGCTCAGCACCGATAGGTCGTATAACCATCCACTCTTTCCTCCCGTAACCTGTCCATACTTCATACCGCCTCATGGTTAAACCTTTAGCAACAGCATCTATAACATAGGGCACACCAGTAGTGCTTACATAAATAACACCACTATGATTCCATCTGGCCCACATACGTTTCCGTACGTCTAACCATTGAAAGATGCGAATCATCAGTGACAAGTACGTGAGAGGCTTGTTCCATCGGAATTTAGTATGCTCTATTACTATGTCACCAGTTTTAAGTTCTTTAAAATTCATCATGATCTCTTTTTCTTAGGGTTACAATAACTACATAATACAGGAGGAGCAGGCTGCGGATCAGCTTCATGCTCACCAAGCACTTCTATCCGCTTCATAAACTTCATGAACTCGTCATGTTCGAGCTTGTTGAAGTAATACATCTTTTCGTTGATGCGTACAGGTATCTTAGGTTCTAAACTCATTTCCATATACTTAACCACCGTACACCAAATGACAGCAAACCAATCCATACTATGTTAATAGTGAACAGGCTGGTTACAATGTCCATACCTACTTTCCAGTTTGCCATGAGAAAGACTATTCCTATTGCAAACAGTAGTAAACCTATTCCTAATTGGAATAGCAACTGGTTCTTTTTAAATCCGGCACTCACCATGAGGAGGCCAGTCGAGACGCAGACAACTGCAACAATTAAATAAAGTATCATATCAATCTTTCATTAAATAGTTCACCAGTATGTTGTGTGTTCTCTTGATTCCGAGACACGTGAGGATTAGGTACGTTGGTACCATTAAGAGTACGACCTGCCCCACCTCTTATATCATAAACTACAAGTTGGTCACCTATAAGGGCAACACGTGTAGTAGGATTATCCAGCATCTGACCCATTAGTTCAGTATCTGGAACCTCAGCTGACATCGTAAAAGGTTCTGCTATCTTGGCCAACCTTTTATTATTACGTATCTTCTCAAGGTCTATTTCGTTACGTAGTTGTCGAATCTCTTCTTCAAGGTCAGCAATTTTACAAAAGACTTCTTCAATGTCTTTAACACGTACGAGAGCACGACCACCTCCTGCTTTTTCTATCAGGTGCAGTACCTGTCGGTTAATATAATCATCATTTCCCATTTATACCAATTAATTTTTCAATCTCTTTAAAATTCATAACGCATTAAATCCAATAATACCCTTTATTTGTCTTTCACTCATTCTTGATTCCCCCTTGCATGAGCAACGGAAATGTAACCCATCTATTACGTCATCAAACTGGATGATGTTGTTTGTCCAGACATTCTGTATCTTCAGCATCTTACAATACTGTAGAAACTGCGTAAATATGGGTTCCGGTAGGATAATGTGAACACCTAGTGGTGTCGTGGGTTCTCCTGTAACAGGGCTAATTCTAGCATCAGTCTTGTACGACTCTAAGTGCTCTAGCAGTTTATAACCAGTACTATACTCCGTTATTTCCAGCTTCGGGACTTTGCTTGACAATAGATTCTCCGGCATCACAAATTGGGTTATTAGTTCTTATTAAACAAGGATCTTCATTAATACCACGATATACCTTATAGGCTCTATCGGTATTGATATCTACGATACGAAATTCAGTCTTAGTGCCTAATGCACCACGTCTGGCATTGTTCGTCTCCAGGTTGAGCACATTCGTCAAGGCCCACTCTTTATCACCATAGTACACTTCTGTAGGTAGTACTTCACCATCCACTATTAGGACTAGCCTCAAATTCGGCATCCTAAACAAAGGAATTAACTGCTTCATCAGGTTTTGTACGTTTGTCAATAGTTTCGTTAAATTCTCTCTGACCATACGCATCAATAGCGCGGCTGATAAGACGTTCTGTATCACGTCCCCAAATCTTAAAGATCACACGGTTCACGTAATGATCGTACACCTCCACTAGGAAGGGTTCCTTCAACTTCTCGGATGCAAACAAATGGTCGGAATCTTTCAGCAACGCTGTGTAACGCTTCATCTTCTTGACTTTCTTCTGCGCGTTCTTCACTGGTGGCTGTGCCTTACTGACCTTCGCTTGCTTGAGCATCTGCTTTAAACTCATCTCTTATGTATTCTCTGTATATTAAGACCTACTAAATTAACCTTATACACCCCTCTGGCTGTTCCAGTGGGACGTGTTATAAAACGATGTTCGTAAAGACGACTAATATATCTCTTTACTGTTATCGTACTGATACCTAAAGCCTGACTTATTGCTTCACGATTGGGTATATCATTATGCCATATATCACCATTCGCTTGCAATAGGATCATCTTTAAGACCTGTGCGGACTGAGGGCCGGCTCTTGTAGCAACCTCAAAAATATCGTACCGTCCTAGAGGCATTAGTCGGAGAGTAACTCGCTTGCTTTCCATTTGCTATACTTAAACATACTGCAATATACAAAGGTCTTACTCCATTTCCTAATTAGTAACGAAAATAATGTAGAAAATATTTGGTTCAATATTTAGCTCCTAAAAATGGTTCAAGATGTTGGTCTTAGAGAGTACCGTCCTGTTGGTCTTTGGAGTACCAAGATATTGGTCTTTAGAAGGCACAGGATGTTGAACCAGGAATCGACCTTAACTTCTTCTCTGTCAGAGAGTTAACCCTCTATCCCCCTATAAAAGTTACACATATAGAAATAATATTCCATATTATACTTATGAACCACGAAGTCGGATCAATTAGTATTCCCATCATGGGTAACTTTACTACCCGCTTACCTTCGTGGGTAACTGTATCACTAGGTGCTCCCCTGCTAGGTAGCCTATCGTCATGGCCCGATAGGGATGCTAAGTGTGTAATAGCAACGAGTTACCCTTACTATGATACAAGATACGGGTGATATTGCCCTTACTTTGTTACACGTGTCGTATAGGGTGGTCATAGAAAAGACGGTACCTCTATATATGCTGATAATAGACCCCCGGGTGGTATATATGCTGATTTTTCATGGCCATAGAAATTTTGGTAGTGTTTTTACGGACGTGGGAACCACCTTAAAGAACCGACCCCTCCGAAAGGAAGAGGGTTCATACCCCCGTGGTCTTACTTTAACTAAAATAATTATCTTATGAGCTTTTCAGAATTATTCAAAGGTTCAGCTAAAATGGCTGACGTAAAAGATCTTGAAATCGGCGATGCTGCTGATGGCATATTGACTTCAGTATGGACGAACAGCGACGCGTCGCATTTCTTCGGGTCTGTCACCGTTGGTGACAAAAAAGTACGTGGTATCATAGGTTCTGTTGAAGACTATGATGCTGAGACACTTGCCGATAAGATCGGTACAACAGTCGAAGCGGAGTATCGCGGCACGTACACGGATGATAATGATAACGAGCGTCCATCTTGGGCACTTCGTGGCATCTAAACTAAGGGAGCTTCGCTCCCTTTTATTTATATGAGATTTAATGTCAATCGGTTGTCTGGCACACCACATACACTTACAACTTTTTTAATGAGGTGAACAGTCAAACGATTGTACTTTAGGTATACTTACTATAAATATATGTACTACAATCCAGATGGTACTATTAATGTTACTGGTGATCGCAGTTGGGACGCTAAGTAACTAATAGTACTTGATATAGATGTGACACATCTAACGATGCACATCGACTCAAGCAGGTGAAGTATAGTAACCTGCTTGTTTTACTTTGTATCTCACTAACTAACATACATATGATACATGAAAAATGGTTTGCTATAATCGCAGCAGCTGCTTTTATAGCTCTTGTTACAATCCTTGGTACTCAATGTGAAAGCAGGAGTGGCAAGCTTTCTAAAGCTCAAGCAATGGAGGGTGTTACACACCGAGCTGAATTTGGTGTCAGTGATTATACATTGCATCTTGATGATACTATTATTGGTCATGAGAACATACTTGGTATGTCTCAAAATGAAGAGATGATAGTATTGATCAAGCAAGAAGACAGTGTCGAGTACACATGTACTTTATTTGATGATGAGTTTACTGCTGTTTATCACATACCACGTCATGGTAATCCTGTGCTTGCAGCGTGTATTGCTCATGTTCCTGTTGAGTGGCATAAGACAGAGTAACTTTAATAACCACAACCTAATGTTACTCTTCTTTATTGCCTACAGCTTGCTAGGCTTGCTGTGGATGAGTGCATCTGTTCTTGATGCACCTTATGGAATTGAAACTCCAAATGGTTTAATCATAATCAAATGAAAACATGGAAACTCTAAAGAAAGTGCGTGTTGGTAAGGAGTTACGCAAGAAGCAGATTGAAATAATCCTAGTCATTTCTACGATGCTCGGATTATTTAGCCTTGCGGTAGCTCAACTATAAATTATATGATGAAAATGATCAGCGATACTTTAACTAGTATCGCTGGTTTCACCGTCGAATGATCACCTCAACGTGGTGACGGTGTCTAGTAGCCCATTACGCGGTGAAGCTAACGATCATAAGGGAAAAGGATGTCTATCAGTTAGTGATAATTCCGTACTAAAAGCACTAACGATACTAGCCTTACCGCTAGACAGGATCTAGTGAGTAGACTAATAACTATGCAAGCGTATACGCTGTTAGTCATAGTAAGTCGCTGTTTGATCAGCAGAGATGTAAGCAAGGTGACACATGGTCGGACATGATGTGAGACATCCTTTCCCTTTTACTTTGAAACTTTCACTAACATACAATATACTATGAAAGAGTTCAGACTATATACTAGAGACGATGGTGCTACGTGTCACATTAAGTATGCTGATCAATTGGCACCTAGTGTAATTTACAAATGTACTGCTCCTGCTACTCATGTCATTGGTAAGGGCAGACTACGTTGTAAAGAGCACTTCGAGAAATGGTTGAAAAAACAATCACGTAAACATAATACACTATGAGTAGATTTCATATTCAATTAGACGAACATAGATCAATGTCTTATGGTTATGATCGTCCACTTCAAGGATACTTCATTCAGATATATGATGAACGATATGCTTGGAAAGAAGAGAATACACCAGAAGAAAATGAGGCAGCGGAAGCTGTTGATTGGACTGGTGAAGGTGAGGTAGAGAGTTATGCTACTAATAATATGCTTCTTGCAAAGAAGGTTGTTAGTCGTAGCAGGATACTTGAGATACTTGAGGAGAATGGTGTTCCAGAAGATCACCTACATCAAGTGGCTCTTGATCTACCAATCGTATAAGAAAACAGGAGTGATGTGCCTGCTGGCAGTACCGCAATTATTTCCATAATGCCTGATGGCCAGTCGCCTTCACTCCTTAACAAAGAAACTAACTTAAACAAATATACTATGGGAACATTTAAAGAAATGCTACTTCAACATCCAGATGTTGAATATGTCACAATACCATCTAAAACAGATGCGGACTTCCAGAAGGTGCTGAACCAATGGAAGCATGATTATTACTTTGTCCTCCTTGATCACCATTGGTATCGAGGTAAAGATGATAAGCTGTTTCATGGAGCACTCGTTGCTCGTGTTTCTAGAGAGATTGCTTATAGTTTAATTGATCTTGAACATAGATTACTTAATTCTTAACGTCATGGAAGATTATTATGAAGATTATTATGAAGAAGATCTGGACGAGTGTCATGCTCCCCCTTTAGATGATCCTGATGATCCTTATCATGCTGAAAATAAAGCTCATTTTCAAGAGCTTGATTTTATTGATGGTAAGCGGAATGTTTATGATCGTGAGTATGATCTTGTACGCGATCCGAAACATACGAATGATGGTATCCAATTTGATCACAACTTGCTGATTATTATTGGTATTATAATTTTGGGCATACTGATTGGTATGGCCGGTAATGTCTAACTAAAACAAATAAACTAATGAAACGATTCCTGATTGCTTTAAGCATCCTGTCTATCTTATTGATAGCAGGATGCCTCAATTACACCTTTGGTCAACAAACTCGCTTTGGTAAAAGCGGTACAATTGGTCGTGGTGTTTACTCATGTCCTACTTACACTGGTCACGATCCATTCTTTGCAAAGAAAGTAAAGATACGTGGTTCAAAGAGTGTAAGAGAGATAAGAAAGATTGAGCGTAAACGAGACAAGTCACCTTACTGGTACAAGACTCGTGCTCAAATGATTGCTGAAAAGATATTGCCCTGGAATTGGGGTGATCGAAACCGCAGAAGAAATGTATGCAGAAGGTGATGAAAGTGGATGGAAGAAGTGGACAGGTCATCTACGACCTTGTCCACTTGTTTTTTGTCTCAGACTTAAACGTGGCTGGAGAGTACATTTTAAACAACAAGATGACTTAGCTTATGCTGATTATTATAATCAGCGTGGAGAGTTAATCTTGTTAGTTCACTTAAAGATGAACTTAATTAAAGTTGATCAACAATTTACCGATTTTATACTTAACTAATGAAACAATGAACAAGATTCAATTGATTGTACTAAGTGTACTCACGGTAGGCTTTGGGCTTACCTTGTACGGTGTTGTAGTCGATAGCAGTGTATTCACGCTGTCAGGTGCTACAGTAATGTTCGGAACCATGCTATGGTTCTTGCTGACAATGATAGGCGGTGAGGATAAGTCACAGTTTGTAACTCAATACCATCTTCTATCAGTGTTGGAACAGCTTGCTGAAACAGATAAGCTGATAATAGATCGAGTAGATGCTCATCATAAGGTTCTTGAGCTTCATACAAAGGCTCTTGAGGTGCTTGGTGACAAAGTATTTCCTGTCAAATCTAAAGATTTTACTGATGCACTTCGTAGGTCACAAAATTAGTCTGATTGTATTGGCACTAGTTGTGCTGATTATGCCAGCTTGTCTAACAGACAAAGAAGAAGTTGAAGTATATGTAGGTGAAGGATACTATCGTGCCATTAATATTGATTTTGATGGTGCTACTAGTTATTCACCTATCGCATACATACAACCGATTAGTACGTATAACCTACGTAATGCGCGTGTTGCTGGAGATTCTGTTCTAGAACTAGTTGACAAAATAGTAACTGATTGTTTCACTCTTGAAACACACAGATGCTATGATGGACCAATTGGTGCTACAACACTTAACGCTCTTGGTGGTAAGTTTGGATTTAACTTAATCTGGAATGATGATTGTGATGTTACTGATATTACAGTAATCAAGAATGAATTATCTTCCAAGCGATATCCTAATCCGTTCTCTACCTATGAGTTTAATGTAGGCACATTCTGGACAGAAGGATCAGTCTTCGATAAAGATGATATTTATACATCTCCTTATCGAGAACCTGATACAGGTATAATCTGGATACCAGAGCTGTACGATCCAAGCGAACCAACATACAACTGGAAGTTTTGGCTTTCAATCAATGGTAAAACTTACAAGCTTGAGACGCAAATACGTTTCGATAATAATACTCTTATTCCAGAGGATGCGAAATGTACAGCATTTGCGTTGCCTGTTACTTGGATATCTGTTGATGTAACACGTAGTGGTTATTGTAATTTGTTCACATTTACTGTTGCAGAGCAGATTGATGTGAACTATTATGAGATTCAGTTTTCAACTGATGCTGTTGAGTGGGAGACTGTCGGAATGGTAGCTCCTCTTGATTTTGATAAAGGAACTTATACTTATGACTTTGAACATTGTAACAATGAGTGAAAAGAAAAATGAATTAGCAACAAAACATGTTACTGTAATTGGTGGTACTCTCATTAACCTACGAGATGCGGATACTTTTGGTGAAGCAATCGGCGATCTTTTTGTAGAGTTTGCTGATGCACCTGCATTTGATGCATGGTCACTAGATGTACATGAGCAAATCGTGGAAGGTAATTCACCTCATGATGGTAGAATCTCTGATCTACTATTAGAAGGTTTAAATATTGCCATGAAAGAGGGTGTTACTGAAGTGACTCCTCAATTCGTTGTTCATATAAGCCTGGCTATTGGTAGAATGTTACAGTCTGCTGCTAGTAGGCGACACGAACGCATGGAAGAACTCATGAACGAAAGCATGGGAGAACTCAATGACAAGATGAAAGACTTAATGGAACATCTACATTTGGGTGAAACTACTCCGGAAGAGTGCCATGATTGTGAACATTATGATGAGTGTACCAGCCCTTTAAAGGCTGATAAGAGCGAGATAGCGGAGTACAAGGGACAGATGGAAGTGGACGATGATCTTGCTACTCTGATTAAGGAAGTGCAGGATGAGATTAAGAAAGAGTTGAATGGTGATGATGAGGAGCCTTAAATAGGCTGGAACCAAGTTGGGGGGCAAGGAAACTTGCTCCCTTCTTTTATTATATGTAGTAATGTAGCCAATGACGGTCACAAGCCCGTATAAAATACAGAGTGATACATATGAACTTAATTAAAATACAATGCGTAAATTTGTCTTAACATTAAGCGTGTTGATCATGATGGTCAACACTGCTTACGTGAGTCCCCACGAAAGCGGGACAGATGATGGCGTTCGTGTTGGTGATACTAGAAATGGTTGGCAAAAGTTTGTTGATCGTATTAAGTATGGCCAAGATGATGCTGAGTACAAGCGGTTCAATCCTATCTATGCCTTTAAGAAGGAGATAAAGATGATGGGAATGCACCGTGATAAGGTTCGCAAGAAAGCTAAACGACTAGCTCGTAGATTTAATGGTCGTTATGCTGAAGGCGAAGGCTTTAAGGGCGTCTACTATATATTTGTAGAGTGGACAATGCCAGACACTAAAGGTTATTTAAGATACCACCGGAACTATTACTATTTCAAAGGTGGGCCATTCTTAGATGGCTATCAGTATGTTACTGGTGAAGAGGAGCTATACAGCTTGATCTTAAAGAGTTGTGAGATTGCTGCCAAAGGTGGTAGTCAGGAGTGTAAACGTGTAAAACCTCATAGATATCTTATTAGTAGGTTTGACATTGCAAACTTGTACACGTTTCACAATCCGATTGACCATGTATTTGTATCATTCGGTGCAGAACATGATCCTGCTGGTATTAAACCAGATCGTTTTCAAATGAGTGTTTATCGTCAAGAATTAATGTAATGGATGATATAACAGCGCGGGAACTTCTTGCTTTTATAAGTAAGAATCTACAGATGCCTCACTTTGGTTTGTATCCTCCAGAGGATGCTCATAGAATGGCGACTGTTAATGCCTTGCGTCTTATTGATAAGATTGCAGAGATGCGTGGTCTTGACTATGAGACTAACGGAAAAGAGTTTAATCAAATAATTGAAACATTCGAACATGGCGAAGAGAAAAGCTAAAGGTGGCTACAACCAATCACGACCTACTGAACGTAAGCGTGGTAAAATGAGCAGACGTGTACGTGACCCCAGATGTGATGAGGTTGCTACCGTAAGAGGATTTGTCAACAAGCTCCAACAGGGTAGGCTACGTACTGGTGGAAATCAAATGTCAAAGCGATTGCTCAATGATATGATTCACTCCAAGAAGAAATCAGCCTTTAAAGATGATCCTACTGGACATACCAATGCGGATTTGAATCGGTGTTCCGAATCATCCCGGCTTAAACTTGCTATTCGTGTAGCGTCTACTTATAAAAGACGTGGTGCAAGGGAGATCTATGGTATGCCAAAGGATGCTTGGAGACGAATGGTCAAACGTGCAAAGCGAGGTGCTCAAGAGGTACATGGTAAAACACAACCATCTGCCAAAGAGAAGCGCCTTCAAAAGATTACTGGTCTACCCTATAGCCAGGTAAGAGAAATGATAGCAGCGCAGAAGTAAGTGGAAGAGGTGCTGTAAACTATACTCCAATTAAAACAAGTATTAACGGAAAAAATCGTAGAAAAATGGAAAGTCGTTTATTGATTGTAACTGGAATATCGGATGAAAAGACCGATAAGAATGGAATGCCTTATGTAACCGTATCGGTTAGTCAGCCATCTCGTAAGAGAATTACTGACGAGGCAACAGGTGAGTCTTACATTGTTAAGACAAAAGCTCGAAGTACTGCATTTAATGCGTGGAAACATAGCTATTTGGAAGTTGCTGGTATTGCCAAGGATCTTGGGAAAGAGATCGAAGCACTCAAGCCTAACGAGTATGCTGATGCCAAGCCTGATTTCGCTTATACCCTTGAAGAAGGTGACCGCGTAGAAGGCGACATCATCACTCGGGAAGTCGAGCCTTATTCAATCGTGAATGAGGAGACTGGTGAAGAGCGTGAGGTTGATACCTACAGTTGTGCTGTTCTCGGTAACACATCCGATGCTTCTTTTAAGAACCTCATTAAGCAGACCTTTAACAGGAATGGTCATGAGGTACTGGAAGGTGCTGTCGATGATGCTGTTATCGCAACTAAAACACGTGAGAACGTATTTCAGGACTAAATAGTCCATCTGGAGGATAGTTTAATCATGAAAGCAGGGGGAGAGATCCCCTTGCTTTTACTTATTTATTAATAGAAGAAATCATGAAAGAAGAATTAATATCATTTGAAACAGCTTTACTGGCTAGGAAGAAGGGATTCCGGTTCACTAGTTATCGTAAGGCAGGGTATCTTACTCATGACTACTACAAGCATCCGGAAGGAAGTTTTGTTGAAAGAGATGATGAAGGCGATATCTTTACTGAACCACAATGGAGATCATCTATAGTTAATGGTCAAAGATCTAAACTTAGAATGAGTCATCTATTAAATGATCGTATTGTTTATGCTTTTACTCAATCACTAGTACAACGGTGGCTAAGAGAAGAACATGATATTCATGTATGGGTACAACCTAACTATATAAGGCGTGATGGTAAACAAACTTACTCTTATTACGTTACAGGAAGTCCCCCCTCACAAAGAATATCTAATGCAGTACAAATTGGTACTTACGAAGAAGCATTGGAACAAGGTCTTATTAAAGGTCTTAAATTAATAGAATTATGAAAGAAGCCGAATACAAGAGAAGTGAACTTTGGTATAATCGTAAAACCAAAGAGAAAGAACCTATTCCTGAGATGACACCTGCTCAATTAAGCATTAAGATTCGTATTACAGGTCGTCGTATTCGAGATCACAAAGCAAAGCTGGATAAAATATATGATCTCCGAAGATCCCTGATTCGAACAATGGTAAAGAAAGGGAATCGAATAAAGACATTGGAAGAGCTACAATCCCACAGCAGCTTTATTATTACCGGGCCTGCTGTAACAGGTTCACCTGGTGCTGTCATCAATTATCCTACAGTTGTTGAACATGGTATTGATATTGATGACTATCTTGAGAAAGGTTACTTCATTAAGTTTGAAGAAATATCCGAAGATGATGAAGACAATCTCTAAAGAAAGGGTATATAGAATCTAGCTCCACTCCTTAGAGGGCGGAGGACTTGGACAAGCAAGAGTTGGTCACTTGCATTTGTCATAGGAATTGTGTATATTACTGGATTCCACAAAGATATGTTTAAGTTAGATCAGGAACCCCTGCTGATGAAGGTGTTAATACCGAGGTATCTGCTATCGAATAGGGCGGGGGAACTACACCAAATGTTTATATTATGGAAGTAACAAGTGCCAATCTACCAACTATTGGCGTAGCGTTAATGGTGGTAGTAACATTAGTACTCGTAATGGTCGGATGGATTAAGGCTTATCGTTTAAGCTGTCAGGAGAACTACCTGATTAAGAAGAAGGGTAAGTTGAAACGTCCGGAGTTTGGTATTGCTGTAACGGCTATGAGGGAGGAAGAGTTGCGGAAAGCACTGGTACTCGCTGAGTCACCTAGTGATAAGGAGCTGTTACAACGTCTGCTAAAGAAACGCAGATAATAGAAAAAGGGTAGGGGTTATGATACTGTTATAACCCCTGCTCTTATTTTCATAATGGCGAGGCGCACTTCGTCAGCCTTAGAAAGAGGTGCAATAGAAGCACTTGATTTAACCGCACCACTAGTCGTTTGCTTGAAAGCAGTTTGATCTGCAATGAAGGCTCTTTTTGATACGATAGTCATGAGTGAAATTGTTTAGTTCCTAATTATATATACGTAAAGATAAGCATGATTGTTTTCATAAGCAAGAAAAACTATGAAAAAGTTTCATTCGCTAATCATGGTATTGAAGTAGCAAGCACACTTGATCCCCTAATCAAATTCTTACAGGGTCAACGAGAAGTAGGCTTCGATACCGAGGCTAGTAGCCTTGATGCTTATGAGGCCAGTCCGTTGCTCTGTCAGTTCGGAAACACGGATATTCAGTACGTTTTAGACGCCACATCGTACGATCTCAAAGAGATTGAACCCTACCTATCAGGTACGATCCTGATAGGCCACAACCTAAAGTATGATTATAAGATACTAAAGGTACAGGGGGTAACATTTAGAAACATGTACGATACTATGATCGCGGAAGAGATCATAACCAATGGCAGTGGACTTCGAGTTGGTCTTGATGCAGTTGTTCAAAGACGACTTGATCTACCTCCACTTGCTAAAGATGTTCGGGAGACTTTTGCAGGTCACCCACCAGAGAAATTATTTTCACCGAAGCAAATCTTATACGCAGCCGAAGATACTCAGCATTTGATTCCCTTAAAAGAGAAACAGATGATTTTCATTGAGAAATATGGCTACCACAGAGATTTGTATGAAATAGAGTTCCCACTAATACCGATTATTGGTGATGCTGAACTTGAAGGTTTTAAAATTGATGAAGATGAGTGGAGGAAACTCATTAAGGAGAACCAAGATCTTGCTGACAAGCAGGTAGGTATTATGACACAGTATCTTATTGATCTCCAGGGTACATATCCTGGTCTCAAAAGATTACGTCTTAATCCAGATGCTAAAACACAGCGCATGGAGCAGCTCAACATGTTTGGCGATCCTATGTTAATCACCTCGAAGAATAAGTCAGTAATGAACTTCAATAGTGGTGATCAACTTCGTAGTGTATTTGAGGCTACTGGTAACCCTATTCCTACAATCAAGAAGAAAGACCCCAAGCTCGGTAAGAAGGTGACAAAGGTATCTTTTGGTGAGGATGCTCTTATTCAATGGCAAATTTCAAATCCTAACAGTAAGCTATATGAATTTATTGATGAACTCATTAAGTATAAGAAAGCTCTCAAAGCTGTTAGTAGCTTCGGGGAACGGTTCCTCTATTCGACATTACGGAGGAAGGGTGCGAAGGCTCAAAGGGGATATAAGAGTCCGTATACTGGAAAAGTACATACTATTTATCGCCAGTGTGGTACGGATACCACTCGTATGGCAAGTGGTGATGCTGACAACGGATACTATAACTCTCAGAACATACCTAAAGACAAAAGAGTTAGGCAAGCTTTTATTGCTGATCCTGGTTATGTCATCTCTACGTGTGACCTTAGTGGAGCAGAACTCCGAATCGCCGCTAGTTTATCTGGTGATAAAAGGCTCATTGAGCTTATGCGTGGTGACGATTTACATTCACCTATTGCTACCTTTTGTTATAATAGGGTGCTGGATTATATTGTAACGAATATGAACGAGACGAGAGCGGAGAAGGAGATCTATGACCTCCTCAAAGCAGATCCTCGTTTACTCAATATTACAGAGGTTGAGGCTAATGCAATATCTCATGAACGACTTGCTTATTATCTTGATAACAAGGAGTTTCAAATTACTGACAAGACTGCTTATGACATTCGTACTAAGTATAAGAACGTAAACTTTGGTCTTATATACGGTGCTAGTGCTGAGCGAATCATGGAGATATTGGGCGTTGCTAAAGCTTTTGCTACAATCATTGAGCAGGGGATGCGAGAGTATCTTCCGGACTTGTTTCGATTCCTAGACATGAATAGCCAGATGGGTGTTCAGAATGGATATGTACGTTTCAATACGATTAATGGTGGAAGACACTGGTTTAAAGAAGCATTGGATCATTTCAATGCTGGTACTGACATTCCTTTTAATATCAAAGGTGATATTGAAAGAGCGTGTAAGAATTATCCTATTCAAGGTACTCAAGGTCACATGATCAAGGAAGCAACTGTAAGGTATTTCTACGATTATGTGTATCCTAACAATTATGATGTTCGCATGAAGTTGCAGGTGCATGATGAATTGGTTATTATGCACAGGCTAGAAGAGCTTGAACATGGTGAGGTGTTAAAAGAGTACATGAATAAGTATGCTAACAAATATCTAAGTCATGGATTAACTATGGACGCGTCATTACAGACGTTACCTTATTGGACTAAATAAAGCTAATTATGAACTATGTGGAAACCGAGGAGTTTCAGAAGAAATATCCTCACTACGTACCTGCTCCATGGAGCAGTAAAAGACCGAACGTCCGGATACTCAGAGTAATGGGACGGATCAATCAACAACCTGGTGATCAAAAGATGGGTCAAGCAATGAGACGCAAACAAGAGGCTCTTAATGTTATTGCTACTCAAAAGAAGGCGTATGTTAAACGCTTTCATAAGATGCTGGAAGCAAAAGGTTGGATCGTTAGAGGGTATCTCGATGTTGATGGTATCCTATCTGGTAAGTGGAAAACCTTGCTCGTTAAACCCGCTAAGGGAGTGACTGAGAGAGTTGTCAAGAACAGATTATCTAGTGCTGGTTATTTTCATGACCATAAAGCACTTAATGTTCACCGATATGTTTTATGTAGACCTCTTACACCAAGAGAGCTTGATAAGGCTATCGAAAAATACGATCTATAATGGCTATTAAGAAAGCAGACCTGCTCCGTCTCAAGAAGCTGGAGGCAGAGAAGATCAAGAAACAGCGTGCCGAGAAGGCCAAACAGAAGTCTGATAAAGCCAAGCAACGTAAGGAGAAGAAGGTAACCCCTAAGAAGAAAACTGCTATTACGTATAAAGTTGGGCCTAGTCATTCACGCCAGACGCGGATTAAGAAATGTACCATATGTAATGGTAATCCTCCGTTGGTGCCGTTTGAACTCGATGATTTCAAAGGTGATCGATGCGAAATTTGTTTTGAAGTTGTTAATTATAAACCGAAGTAAAATGAGTGGTGTACATGCATACCGTAACGCTCTCTATGCTCTTGATAAGGCAGGGCGTGTACGAATATGGAGACAAACATTGTTTGTTGGAGCAGTGGACGAGAATGATAAGAATGTTAATCTCGTTATTGAAAGCGGGCTGGTAGATGGCAAGCTGACCCGTAAGGACAAGAAGATTAAAGCTCGTGGTAAGAAAGATCCGGAGCAAGTTGGTCTTATGGAAGCTAATAAGAATGTTAAGGATAAGTTGAACAAAGAGGGTTATAAGACCCACGATATGCTCGTACAAAGAGCACATGATGTTAACTATCCTTATGCGCTTCCAGATAAGATTTACACGATCATGGATAAGTTGGTAGAATACCCTACTAATGAGAACTGGCATCCTTTACCAATGCTTGCCAAAAAGGTTGATGACAAAAAGATTGCTGGCCCATTAATGATTCAAAGGAAGTATGATGGTGTTAGATGTCTCTCGACGATTGATGATGCTGGTAGGGTAATCATGGTGTCTCGTGGTGGTCTTTACTACCAGATTCCACATATTGCTGAAGATCTAATTAGAATCTTTACGCAACATGATCTACATGGTAAGGGTATTTGGTTGGATGGTGAGCTGTATAAACACGGTATACCATTTGCTGATATATCTGGTGCTGCTCGAACTGCTCGAAGTGGTGGTGATCTCTTTGAAGAGAAAAAGTCGTTCCTAGAATATCATGTATATGACCTACTGGACACGACAAATTTATTCATGCCGTTCAGAGATAGATATTATTATCTTGATCAGTACGTACCTAGTGCCAGTAGTGGCTCTAAGACTAGATTGGTCGAAACCTATGCTGTTCGAGGTATGGATGATGTCAAGCCCTATCATGAGCAATTTGTTGAAGAAGGTTATGAAGGTACTATTATAAGGTATGGTGATGGAGTGTATGAGCCTGGTTATCGTAGTGTATCTTTACTGAAGTATAAGAACTTCTTTGAGGGTGAGTTTACTATCGTTGGTATGGAATACGATCCTAACGATATATCTACCTTTAGGTTCTTACTGGAAACAGAAGATGGTCAAACATTTGGTTGTCGTCCAGTTGGTACACATGATTTGTGGCAGGAATATGCTGACAATTATCTTACTAAATGTGATGGTAAGCTGGCTACAGTTCGTTACCTTAACCTTAGTGTTAATGGTCTACCTGAGAAAGCCAATGTTAAAGCTATTCGTGATTATGAATGAGATGAAATTCTATTGTGCTACACTAGTCAAGATGGATTCGGTGGAAGATCCGGTGTATCCTCTTGAGAAGCAGCATAGTCAACCTGGTACTGTATTTGAAGGTATGTTTCATCAACTTCCAGAAGTCGGCAGACATTTTCTGTTTGCTAGAGAAGGGAAGTTCGGTAAACTATTACAGACATCTATGGTACAGAAGATTGAAAGTGCTAATGATGACGTGGTGACGTTTCACACGTATAATTCGATTTACAAACTAATGATTAAGTGATGAAAAAGATCAGATGGGGAGCGGATAAGTCTCCACAAGAACCAACTAAAACTCATGTTGGTAATGCTGATCCAGCTCCTCCGAAGGAAAAGCCTATGCTGCGACCGGAGCATAAGAAGCAAATCGAGGATAACTGGCTCTCAATAGCAAAGGATCTTACTCATATGGGTAAGCCTATTACTCCTGGTACAAAGACGTATCGGAGACTTCAACGATTGTATTTTGCCGGTGCATTTAATACTCTTAATGCATGTGGTATTCGTCAACCGCCCAATTGGATGATTGGGATGATGGGTGATCGTGATTGTATAACTCTTGATTAACAAAATGATGGTAGAAAGTTATTTGAACAAGGAACTCTCGGATGTCACATTCGAGACAGAGAAGCTCGATGAATGGAGACAAAAGATGGAGGAGCTAGGATTAACTAAACAGCTTGAACTAGCTAAAGGTAGTCTTAGTCCTGTACCTTATCCGTTCATGAATGAGCACATGCTAAGGGTATGTGAAACACTATGTCCTACAAAGACAACTCTCGAAGAGTTCTCAGCTATACCGCTTCCTCTCGAAGCTTTGAATGATGTAGCGTTATCAATAAAAGAGGACTATTTTGATGAACTTGAAATATGGTGGGATAATGAATCACCTGATCCTTTTATAATCGGTATTCGTGGAGAGCGTTATTATGCCTATGAGAAAGGTACTTATAATCATCTTAAAAATGCTGAAGGTAGAGACATGACTTTCAAAACTAAGCAAATGGCTCTAGATCATCTTGAAGCTGTAGGTATTGATGATAAGTACACTGTGTCAAGAAAAGATAACCGTGACTTAAATCGGTACATGGTTGCTCGTTTTGGTGATGAGCTGAAACCATGGAATGAGCTAGTAGAACTTGCGATTGAAAGGTTTACTAAGAATACAACGATGGATCTTCGTGACAAGATTGATAAGCTTCAACATAAGTTGGACAAGATCGTGAACAACGCGGAGATGTACATCATGGGTAAGAAGAACCGATATGAAGTAACAGACTGATGAAAATCCATGTACCAGAAGAATTTCAGATCTTCCTAGAAAATGCTGAAAACATAGTTAGTGAGTATGAAGATGCGGATGGTTTACCCGATTTATATCGGGTGACATCCGATCTTGCTAAGTTTCAGTACTATCTTAGAGGAAGACTACATGAACTCGAAGCTGTTGTAGAGAGTCTTAAAGGTGTCGAGATTGACATTATAGATGAACTACATGCAGAATATGCAAATAAGGTCAAGGCGATTAGTAGCCTGATAATAACCTGCTCGAATTTATCTAATCTTGTACACGATGCTGTCAATCCAGGATATCTATCGGAAGAAGGATGAGTTGCAAAGTAGTGCTTTTAAGACTTGGGTCGAAGCTGGTGCTCGTGGCGTTTTTGTATGGGCCACTGGTGTTGGTAAAACTCGTCTTGCGACGCATTATGCAATTCCCCGGATGAACGAAAAGGCTCCCGGTTTGACAACTAATGTTGTAATACCTAAAACTTTTCTCAAGGAAGCTTGGGAGGGTACAGGTAGACAGAAAGGTTATATTCAGCAAGAAGGACTCAAAGACGTCGAGGCTTGGGTAGTGAACAGCTACGTGAAGCAACGTCATGCTAATTCGCTGTTAGTGCTGGACGAAATCCACCGATACAGCAACGAGGAGACTGCTCAGTTCCGCAGAGTACTTGACGTTACGAAAGCTCCTTATGTACTAGGTTTAACGGCAACCTTAACCAAAGAGCAAGAGAAATTCCTAGCTGCCAGAGGCATACCTGTCCTTGGCACTATTACAACTAGGGATGCTGAAGCTATGGGACTTATTAGTCCATATAAGGTTTACAATATACCAGTACAGTTATCAGATACCGATCGACAACTTGAACGTGAAATACATGATCAATTCGTGCATTTCGCTAGTAAGTTTAATCGTGACCGGGATCTTGCATTCGAGTGTGCTAGTTCCATTAATCCCAGATGGAACCCTTTGACAGAACAGTGGTATGATCCACCTGCTGCAAAGTATGCACGAGATATGGGATGGAACGGTATTCCACTGGAAGAAGCAGTGCAGAATTACAGGCATAGAAAAGCGGCTCCTCGCGGAGCAAGAGGTGCTATATCTATCTGGGAAGATGAACACGATGATTTCGAGTTTACTCCTAGTAAGATTAATTATTATGCACAACGCTATATTAAGTTTATGAACGCAAGGCAGGATTTCCTGCATACTGCTGTCAATAAGTTAGAGATGGTACAGAAGATCGTGAACCAGTTTCCCGATAAGAAGATCATTGTGTTCAGTCAGCGAACTATATTTGCTGATCGTATAACTAATATGCTTGGAAACCGTGCCCGTAGCTATCACTCAAATCTTGAGTCTAGTATAATGTATGATGATAAAGGTGCGGTCATCACATATAAGAGTGGTGCTAAGAAAGGTCAGCCTAAGATGTTCGGAGTAAAGTCCTTGAAGGATCAAATACTCTCCGACTTTAGGGCAGGCAAGTTTAATGTTCTTAGTACAGCTCTTGCACTAGATGAAGGATTTGATGTTGAGGGTATTGATATGGCTATCATTGCTAGTGCTACTAGTAAGGATCGTCAGAACACACAACGTATTGGTAGAGCGATTCGTGCTCAAGAAGGCAAAGTAGCTGTTATCGTCAATCTGTTCGTTCCGGACAGTCAAGATGTTACATGGCTGGAGAGCCGACAAAAGTATGATAAGCCTGCCAGATTAATTAAGGACGTAACTGAAATCAATTTTGATCATGAGGAAGGTAGAGTTATTGCAACTAAAACTCAAGCTGGCAAATCTGGTAACAAAAGGATTGCTAAGTTTTGAGACTCCTGATGACGAACTATTAGAAACGTACCGAAACTATTATACGAACAATTTGAATACGGACGAAGAAATACGAACAATGTATGAAGAACTGTATTATGATAACTATGCAAGGCGTGTAGGTCATGGTGCAGTAGTTGAATTTCCTGAAGATTATTAAGATTATGTTCGTAGACTTCGACAGATACGTCAAGTATCTTGGGGATCATAAAATGACTCCCGCACAATTTGCTTTTTGTTGGATGCTTCACTTTAGGGACATGAAGAACTTTAACCTCTATCAAGAGAAGGTCGGCCCGTTTTATGCGGAGGAGATAGAAGACCTGATAGAGCGTGATTATGTTCTGAATACTTTCCCTGGAAGTGATAATTTTAGGATGGCTAGTCTCTCAGTTACTGGAAAGTTTGCTGATGAGATATTGATCATGGATGAGATGGAAGCTCTCGATGAACTCATAGCAGTCTATCCGAAATACTTCTTCATTGAACGCAAGCGGATATTTACAACTGCTTGTGATCTTGATACTCTCGCTAGAGTCTATGCTCGCATTATCAATAAAGATAAGATACTCCACAAGATGATAGTGGAGCGAACGAAAAAGGCGGCGGACATGATGGAGAGAGGTGAGGTAACTCATATGAAGATAGATAAGTATATCAAAGGACGTGTATGGAAGTCCATACCGACTGATGAAGATTTAGCTGATGATGACCTAATTGACATACGTGGATGAAAGCATCAGAACTAATATTGGATGAAGTTGATAAGGGACTTGCAGGTGCGTATGATGGTATTAGGGTACAGAGTATGCCCATGCTGTCAGAAGATCTCGGTGGAATACAGCCGGGTCGATATGATCTAATCGGTGGTAACACTGGTACAGGTAAGACTGCTTTCGTAGACTGGTTCTACATACTAGCACCTCTTGCTGAACTGTATCGTGAAGATACAGATGAAGACTTTGACCTGAATGTACTCTACTTCTCGATGGAGATACCGATGAAACGGAAGTTAGCTAAGTGGATGTGTTTATGGCTATATATTAAATATGGTATAGTTATGGACTTCAAACAGTTGCTCTCTTTCAATAAGAAGAGGTTAGATCCTGAGATATACAACCTAGTGAGAATGGAGTTGCCGTTCTTTGACTGGATCTTGGATAAAGTACACTTCATTGAAGGTACTCGTAATCCGATCTCGATAAAAATCTATGTAGATAATTTTGCTGAAGATAACGGCAAGAAGATTTACTATGATTCTAAGAATCCGGATAAGAAGTTATACCAATGGTCAGATGTTGAAGGACGGAAGGACGTGATGAACTGGCGTGCGAAGTACGTGCCGAATGATGAGAAGAAGATAGTGCAGGTGGTGACAGACCATATTGGACTCATGCGGACGATGAAAGATCACAATAAGAAGGCCACGCTAGATGTACACTCGGCCAACTGTGTCGAGTATCGCAACCTTTACAACTATTCTCCTATTAATGTTAGTCAGTTTAATCGGGATTTGGCTGACATCCAACGCAAGAAGCACGCAGAATTGACGCCTCAGATAGAGGACTTTAAGGAGACGGGTAACACGCAAGAAGATGCGGACACCGTAATAGCTCTCTTTAATCCGGCTAGGTATAATCTACCTAGTTATAGAAGGTGGCAAGTAACGCGTCTACGGAATCGGTTCCGATCACTCACCGTACTAAAGAATAGGAACGGCGAGGATAATATGATGTTCGGAATGCGGTTCATAGGAGAAAATGGTCACTTTGCAGAGCTTCCGTCTGGCCAAGCTATGGCTGACAATGCAAGGTACTATGACGTAGCAATGGACTTGGAAAACAGAATAATTCCTAGATTAGATGGCTGAAGTATTATTTATTTATGGCCCAAGTGGCCACGGCAAATCGACTGGAGCACGAACGCTCCCACCAGAAGATACTGTTTATATAAATGCTGACAGAAAGGATCTCCCTTGGAGAGGTGCTAGAAAGCAGTATAAGACAGTCCCTGGTGCTAATGGCTATCCTGATTTTGATAAGAGTAATTATTATGAACCTTCGCAAGCTACATCTGTCCGAGCGATTATTGATCACTTTAAGAATGATCCGCGTCAGTACATAGTGTACGACACGTTCACTCACCTGTTGATCAACAACTTTGTGGAACGAATAAAAGAGAAGTCATGGGATAAGTTCAATGATTTCGCAAAGGACACAAAGGACATCTTGGACATGTTGCGAGACCTACCCGATGGAAAGAGGGTAGTTGTGTTGGGTCATAATTTTACAGATTACGATTCAGGTGGTAACAAAGTGGATAAGGTACGAACGATTGGTAAGTTACTCGATGAGAAGATCGAGATACCGTCGATGTTTACTGTCGTACTATACCCCTTTGTTAACCGAAAGAAGGATGAAGCAGAGTATGGTGTCTATACTCAAAGTAATGGTACTAACTTTGCTAAAAGTCCTATGGGTATGTTTGAGTATCAAGAACCTAATGATTACCTTGCTCTATTCGAGAAAATGCACTCGTATTATGAGGGCGATTAGTTGCAAAAGTCATAAGGTCTTTGTATATTAGTACCACAATTCAAGCAGTAAACAATTCAATTTTCTAATAACTAAATTTTAATTACTAGTAGTATGTTAAATCTGAAAGCCGCTAAGGTTCAAACCAAGAAGTACGTCAGAGACGTCGTGAATGTTAAGAGAGGACAAGACTTCGACTTCAAGTATAGGTCGTACTGGTCTAATCAAGGTGCACAAAAGGCAGAAGAAGCAGGTGAAGAATTTACTCCTTCGTTGCGCCACGAGTTTCGTATCTCTGATGAATGGTTTGAGAAGCTTGGTCTTGTTGATCACTCTATGACTCACCTTGAAATTCCTGGTGAAGACGGAGAGACAATCGGTGCGGTAGCGTTGGCTATCCTGCCGGAAGGTGACGATCTTGCAACATTCTTCGTACAGAAGGAGCGCAAGGACGGAACCAAGCTGGAAAAGAACCCGAACTTTACTGGTTCTTATCTGGAAGGTGCTTTAGCTGAAGCTGGTATTATCATCGTTCCCGTTGAGGAAGGCGATGAAATCATCAATGAGGAGAACATTGGTGTCAACCAGAAACTGACGCTTGAGTATGCTTGCGATGTAGCCTCTATCGTTGAAGGTAGTGAAGACTACATGGAAGAGGTTAAGAAGGGTATTCCTATCTACGAAGTTGTTGTAGATGATAAGGATTACGAAACTGATGAAGAAGCAGCCGACGACGCTGAATAAGAACCGCATCAAAACCTATTATCAAGGGGGGCAAACCTGCTCCCCTTGTTTTATCTCTAAAATTATTTACTAACAATTTAATACGTACAAATGGCGTTTAATAGTGGAAATAGTTCTGATGAACAAGTAATTGTAACCAGAAAACTTTACACTGGCCTCGCTGATTTTCGTATTGCCGCTGTTAATCCTACTCAGAAACAAGCTGAAAAGCTAGGGATTAACATGACTAAGGAGCCTACTTATCTTGGTAAAGATAAAGAAGGTAATCCTCAATGTCGTGTTGACTTCTGGCTCAAGGAAAAGACGGGTTTGATCCCGTTGACCAAGATCAGCTTCTTCTTGAATAGCAAGGCAGCGTTCTCTGAAAAGAGTGGCAAGACGATGTTCATTAACAAGGCAGGTGAAACTGGTTGGGGACTCAGTCTGGATGATCTATCTAATGATTCAAAGATGGATTGGTTCAATACTGATGGTGCACGTGAGGCTCTAAGAGGTGAAGGCGAACTTACTGACTTTATAAAAGCATTCTTGAATATTAATCCAAGAGAAGAAGGTCTGGAAGCTCGTTTTGAGACTGTTGACAAGATGGCATCTAAAGGTGACATCAAGGAACTTAGAGACATCGTGAACGAATGGGAAGGAAACGAGATCCGATTGCTATGTGGAGTTAAGGAAAGTGATGGTAATTACTACCAAGACTTCTTCTTCGGTTACTTTGGTCGACCAAGTGTTACTGGTTACAAAGGATGGAAGAAAGCAATTAGTAATGATTTCAGTGGTATCGAGAATGAGAGGTATGCCAAAGTTGCTTTTGGTAACTCACTCGAACTAACAGAGTTCATTGAATCTGCCGACGTAGGAGGACCGAGTAGTGATGGTATTACTGCTCCGGGTACTGTTCCACAAGGACAGCCCAATCCTGCTGCTAAGGATGATGTACCATTTTAGCGGATACCCGCTGATGTTTTGGGAGGGCAGCAATGCTCTCCCTTCTTTTAATCAATAATACTATGTCGTTTAAGCGAGGTCTTGTTTTAACAAAGGAGGCTATCTTAGACAGGGTGCGCGAGGAGGATATATTTGCTCGCTACTTCATGCCTGTTGAATACGACGTCGATCTTCGTAACCCTTGGAGAGATGATGAAGATCCCGGATGTCGTTTTTATATCCACAAACATACAGGTCGTATTCGATTCAAAGACTTTAGTCACGGTCACAACTGGGATTGTTTTGACGTTGCTCAAATTGAATCGGAGACGGAGAACTTCCAAGAGACGTTACGTGTCATTGCAGTTGATTTCAAATTGATTAGTGGTGACTCCATGACACCACCTCTTAGCGGATCACAAAACCAAGCTAATGAGAGACGGGTGCCAGTGAGGAAGTACATCTATGTAGAAGGATGGAATACTTACTATACGTGGGATCAGTTGCGATACTGGGAACGTTATCATGTTACTGGTAGAGAACTGGAATCAATGCACGTGTACAACTTTAAAAGGTGTACCATAGTTGAAGTCTACGAAGATGGTGAAGAAGTAAAGAAACCTCTATACTCTAGTCGAGATGAGCTGAAGTTTGCTTACTACTTTGGTAACAAGGAATGGAAGATTTACTATCCAGAGCGTTCTAAAGGTGACGTTCGTTTTATTCAGGTTGATGGTGGCTTAATGCAGGGTTGGGAATACCTGCCCTCTAAGGGTGATCGAGTAATTATTACGAAGTCGTATAAGGACGTTGTTTGTTTGCGTGGTATTGGTGTACCTGCTATTGCTCCACAGTCTGAAAATATTGTTGTTCCCAAAGGCATTGTTACTGGTCTAGAGGCCCGCTTTGATCATGTCTATATCTTATATGATAATGATCTACCTGGTCTTAAAGCCGCAGCAAACAATGTAATTGCACATCCAAATCTTATCCCTCTAGTCTTTGCTGGAGAAGAACCTAAGGATTATTCCGACAATGTTGAAAAGCACGGTAAGACTAAGATGAGGGATGTAATGTATAAAATGTTTAAATATCATGAAGGTGAAAAATGACGCGAGGAGTATATCAACTAAAAAATCTGAAAGATGGATACGTCTATATTGGAAGCTCAAATCACATCGAAGCAAGAGTGTATGATCACTTTGAAGAGCTTCGAGGAAGGGTGCATTATAATAAGAGGCTACAGCGTGCCTTTAATGACGCTGAAAGATATTTCATTTGGGGAGTTATTAAATCGTTTGATGACACAGCCTCACGTGATGAAATCTACGCCTTTGAGCAAGAAGTGATGGACTATACGCTAAAGAAGTATAACATCCTCTTGAACGCTACTGATCATCTACTTGATGATTTATCGAAACGGGAAAGAACACGACAATTAAGATTGAAATTATGAGTACTTTAACATTAGGAATAAGTGGCCTCGTGCTAACTATAGCTGGATATGTATTTCTGGCACTGGATCTCGTACTGTTTGGATTAGTGATACTAACACTAGGTGGTGTTTGTTTAAGTGTAACAATAATTCAAACAGTGGGGTGGTCGCGTAAGCGTGAGTTACAATACTGGGATCATTTAGATCCAGGAAATCAAGATAAAGATAACGAATTTAATCATGAATAACTATGTCAAGATGAAACCCGAGGACTTCGGGTTGCGCTCCGTAGAAGAAATGTACTTTCGCCTCTGGCTCGAAGATCTGAAGCGAGAGGGCTTCGTGATAGACTACGACTACGAGAATAAGGACTGGGAACTATCTCCGAAATATACCTCTGTTGTTGAAGAACGTCTTAAAACGAAGGTCAAGCGAAATGAGCGGACGCTTATCCAGGCGCACTCATATGGGTGTGATTTTACTATCTACTGGTCAGATAAGGCACGATATTATTTCTTTGAGATCCTGTTTGAGACACAGATGAATAAGAATGTACCCTTCTTTGCACACTATCATTCATATATGGGTAAAGAAGATATAGTCTCGTATGTGGAAGTCAAACCACAATTTGATCAGAATAACATGGAGAGGGAGTTTCGGATCAATCAGAAGTGGGTGTTGGACGCTTGGGGTGATTATGTTAATCTTATTAAACCTGTAGGTAGTAGTACCTGTTTGTTTGCTAAGACGTTCACACCAGACCGCTATAAACTTACTGATAGTAGTCTTAAACCTAGAAAGATTAAGCATGCAACAAAAACACTCCTTGAGTACCTCAAAGTTGTCGAAATACAGGCCCAAAAAGGCCGCTGGTATGCCGATAAATTACGAGGTCAAATTTGACAAGCTATACTTTAAGATAGCGGAAGTAGCGGAGATGTTTGATCAGCCTACCTCAACAATACGGTATTGGTCAAATCGCTTTCACTTGTTTATCAAACGTAACGGTCGTAACGATAGAAGATATTCTCAACAGAATATTGAAGAGTTAAGAGTGATCGACTGGTTGCTGAATGATGTAGGCTTCACGATAATGGGGGCCAAACAGTATATCCGAATACATGGGTACAAAATTAAACCTAATTTAATATGATTCGTAACAAGTATTTTGATGTTGGTAATGCTACCGACATTGTAGTATCGAACTCAGCGATGAGTAAAATTAACCCTGATGAGGGTGGTAGTCCTATTCGTTTCCTAAGATATATGGACGAGAAGGATGAACGTAAGGATACAAAATCTATTACAACAGGTAAGCTTATTCATTATTGGATGGAAGACCCTGATGAATTTGTAATCCTTGAAACTCCAAAACCTGGTGGTATGCTAGGTGATATTTGTGACTACATACTTAAAACGCGAGAAGAAGATCCTAAGTTTAGCTTTACTGATAAAGCTAACATGGAACAAGCAGCACTCGTTGTAGGGTATGGCCAGAGTTGGAAATCTGAGACACGTCTTGCTAAGATTGAAGATGGGTGTTGGTTATACATCCAGGAGATGATCGATGCAGAAGATGCTATTGGTGTCTCAGTTCAAGACAAAGAGGCTCTTGAACAAATGCAGGATAGTATTATGTCCAATCGTGCTGCACGTGAGCTTATTGATGCTCAGGGTGAAAATGAGAAAGCTATCTACTGGGTAGATAAGAAAACGGGCTTAAAGTGTAAAGCACTTATTGACAAGCAGATTGGTGACACTTATATTGATCTGAAATCAACTGGTATGCCAATCAGTAAGTTTCTTGGTGGACGTTATGCAGTAAGAGATGGTGATAATGAGCTGATTTATCGAGCTAGTGCTGGTTCGTTCCAGAACTTTCGATACTATCGACAGATGGGATTCTATGGCAAAGGTATCTATGAAACGGGTGGCCGGGATATGCATTGCAAGATGATCGTCGTGGAAACGAAGCCACCATTCGAGAGTAGAGTATTTACAATCCAGAAACAATGGCTAGAGTTCGGACTAAACGAAGCAAGAGACCTGTTACACCTGATCCAAAAGATCAAGAGCGACCAGAAGTTTTAGTAACAAAGTGGTACAAAGATGAACGAGGAAGATACTTTCAAACGGGAGAAAATCCTATCATCGTTAATACTCGCCCTACTTATCTTGGTATATCTAGGGTGGGTACTGTTCAAAGCGGGCTGAAAGAAATTACTGAAATAGAATTTCATGAAGTCGTATTTAAAGTTGGTAAAGAACTAGGATTATGGAAGATAACGGTCAAAGCGCAGTAGATAATATTGTGAAGTATAACAAGGACATCATAGCTATCCGTAAATCTATACGTGAACTTCAAGGTGAGCTACATGAGATACATCGTAGAATACATCATGAGCAAGAGTACTTTGAGACTCACGAGATCAAACGGAGACAGTCTGAGATAGCCATGCTTCGCGAAGAACTTGCTATTGCGGAAACAGAACGCGATACCGCCGTGTTAATGAATAAGGAACAAGGCAAGCAGCAGAAGCTAGACTTCCTGCAAGCCAAGCTGTCCGAGCGGAACCGGTTAATTAGTGAACTTCAACAAAAACTAAGGGAATATGAAAAATAGTGATGTACGCCAGTTTCAATCTGGTCTTAATCAAGTAGGTGGCGTTAAAGGTCTTAAATTTGCCTATGCCGTTGCAAAAAACAAAAAGCGAGTTCAGTCCTATATGCAAGCGCATATAGCTGAACGTAATAAAGCCATCGACATGGACGCTTTCTCTAGACTTGCAAGGGATAGAGAAGAACGTCGTGCGGCACTTGCTGAAGAACTCGCCATGAAGGATGAGAATGGTAAGGCCGTAACATGGAAGCCAGAGGGAAGTAGCCAGGAGCACTTCAAGTTTGAGAACATGGAGGAAGCTATGGAAACGATGACTACCATCCTGAACGATGAGTTTGCAGACTTCAATAAGATGCAAGACGAACTTAAGAAGTTTGATGATGAATGGGAAGAGAAAGAAGCTACGCTGGACATACACATGGTCAGCGAGAAGGATCTTTCCGAAGAACTGACAGCTAATCAAATCGAGGGCGTGTCATGGATGATAGCCGGCTTCAACAGCTAGATCTTTTTAATGAATCTAGTGCTCAACTGAATAACTTCGAGAAAGCCTTACTGAAGTACATGGGAGCCGAATGGTTCCCATTGCTTCGTAAGGAAACGAATAGTGAATGGTTTTACCAACTTGCCCTTACTGTTGCAGCGGAACGTAAGAGATCAATCGTACATCCACCACAAGGTGCTGTATTCGAGGCTCTTAAACGTACACCGTTTTCAAAAGTCAAGGTTGTGATTATAGGTCAAGATCCGTACCACGATGGACGGGCTACGGGCCTAGCGTTTGCTAACAAACCTGACGGTAAGATCAATCCCTCACTTAGGTTTATTCTCGACGCATCGGGTTGTACTGATCCAACTCTTTCAGCTTGGGCTGACCAGGGTGTCCTCTTACTTAATCGGGTATTGACAGTAAGGCATAGGGCATCCCGCAGTCATCAAGCTATTGGTTGGGAGAAGTTTACTGATGCAGTAATTGATATATTGAATGCTCACCCTCTAAGGATAGGCTATTTACTCTGGGGTCGAGATGCGGGTACTCTCGGAAAGAAGATTGATTCGAAGAAGCACATGCTGATCAAAACCGAACATCCTGCTGCTGCTGCATACGCTGGTCGTGAGTGGCACTTTCAAGACTGCTTTAATGTAGTTAATGAGTTTCTCGAACGTCATGATAGAGAACCTGTTGTATGGGGATAGCATTAGCTGTGTGACGTTTTAGACAATAATCCCTGTGAGAGAAATTTCGCAGGGATTTTGTTTTCTCAGAAAATTAATGTATCTTATAGAAAATTAAATATTATGGAACTTAGTTTAGAACAAGCCTTAGATTCTAAGGTGTACGTGAAAAATGACTCGGTGGTGTATAAGTCGCCCCGTCATTATTTTGAACCTTTTCTGGAAAAGGTTGAGCCACTTGCGGAAAGTTGGCGTGTGAGAACTTCGGGAGCGATCTCCAATGCAGAAGAAGATGGTGAGAAGAATACTGCTTATGGAAGGATTGCTATTGAAGCAAAGCTGCCACAATTTAGCTCAAGTATTAGTGGTGGTACTATTGGCATGGTGTATGCGTTGGACACTCAAAAGCCCATCGTGAAAGCCTTTGCTGGTCAGAACGTATCTCTTTGTATGAACCTCTGTATATTCGGAGCTGATGACTATATTCAGCAAGATCTCTTAGCGGGTCTTGATAGGATCTATGCAGAAGTGACAAAGATGAGTGAGCGTGCTGAAAAAACTCTTGGTGAGTTTATGGCAGTATACGAGCAGATGAATGACAGGATGCTGACTGTTCCTGAGATTGAGGAAACTTTCGGTCGTCTTATCCGTTTATCAAAACCTAATAAATTCAATACTGGTTTGATAATCAACGCTGCAAATATGGTGTTTAATGAGTCGTCACGATATGCTATCTCTGGAGATACCATGTCACAGTGGCAACTTTACAATGCGGTTACTGATGGTATTACCAATAAGGTAGACATCTTTGATCAGCCTACTAAGACGGTAATCTTGAATAAGATCTTTTTGGACCAAAACTGATATAGTTATGCCTCGTAATGAAGAAGAAGGTTTTGAAGTTACTATTCGTCATTGGAATCTTAGATTTGGTCATCAATGGGATGCGGAACAGAGATTTCGTACAAGTATGTCTAGTCTGCCAACTGATGAGTTTTTAAACCGCGTATTACACACTTTCGCTGCTGTCCTTGAGCTAGAGTATAGAGATGTACTGAATATGCTAAGGGATGAAATTGTGGCGATGGATGAATCTGATGATCTAAACACTAACGAATCATGAACCATTTATTAGAGAAAGTAGAGGAGTTCCATAAAGTATTTGGTGCTCCAACAGGGCCAGGCAACGGTAGCCTGGCTCTTGATCGTAAGCAGCTACGAATAAAATTAATATTCGAGGAGCTGAAAGAGCTTGCTGAAGCAATGGGAGTTGAAGGTACATTTTTTGAGTTATGTGCTGATGCCGTAATTGAGAATTGTAAAAAAGATCCAGATAATTGGAGTCGAGATAACAACTGGATTGATCCTGTTGCTACTCTTGATGCTGAATGTGATCTACAAGTAGTACTATCGGGCACTATCATTGAAAATGGTCATGCTGAAATCTTTGATGAAGCTTTTGCTGAAGTTCATCGTAGTAATATGAGTAAGTCTCTTATTATTCCTGATCTAGGAACTGGTCTTGATGTAGCTCAAAAGCGAGCAAATAATCATGTAAAAAAGCTCGAGGAGGAGAAGGGTGTTCCAGTAATACTAGCTGGACATTGGGGAGATGCAAGTCCTAAAGGTATTAATGATCCTAGTCGCTTCATCTTCCTTAGAGAAAGTGATAAGAAGGTACTGAAAGGGCCGGACTTCAAGGAACCGAGGCTAGAACAATTTCTTAACGATAAAGATGATGAAGAAAGCGAAGAAAGCGAATAGAGGCCATCGTGTTTGGATTGAGGGCGGTAAACTTGTTAGACTACATGGTAGTATAGCAAATGGTTCGATTTCTCTCATGAACCTTCTTAACCTGGATAATAAATATGGATTCTTATCTGATGCTGATCGAGGAAAAGCGGAAGTTGCTCTCAAGACGATGAGGGATCTATCGGAAACAAGCAAACGTGAGAAGTGGTGGTCGGTAATGAAGCCCTTAGTAAAATGAAACTCTTTCAGCTATACCAAAGAAAGGTTAAGCCTGATGGGGATGCTGCTGATTACCACCGATTCTTAGTGAGTATGGGAATAGAAGGTACTCCTATAACTCAGAGAGATTTCGACCGCAGAAAGGAACAGCTCCGACAACTACAGGATTGGCTACTTACTAAACCCGATAAAGGTGGTAAGGCACAAGCTGATCGGTGGCGTCGAGAGCAGTACATGAAGAACTTGTGGAGGTGGAAGATAGGCATGGACGAGAAGCACGAATGGGATTGGCGAGGTCTTGAAAAGGCTGACGATCTTCTAAAGGATAACTTTTACTATCCTTTCATAGAGCTGATGGAAAATAGGATGAAGATGGGTGCGTTTAGATACGGCCCTCTTTTCCGTCAGAATCTAAAGAACTATGATACCGCAGTGAACGCTAGAAGACGAATCGAGCGTTATATACGTACTCGAAATAAAGAATGTTTAGTAGATGCTGCTAATATGTTAATGATAGAGTTTGCCAGACCTTCACGAAAAGGTACTTACTTTAGTAGTGAAGATGATGGTGAACATGCAATTGAAAAAGTATGAAAAAATATAGTATTAGTAATGCACATTATGAGCGTAGGTGTCATCCGGAAACGTGTTGTTGCTCAACTGATCTTGTGGTTGTTGAACATAAAGTTGATCAATATAGGCAACCCTATACTTCTATAGTTCAAGGCGTTAAAACAGTTGAAGAAGGTGAGGCTCTTATTGCTAAGTTGGAAGGAAAAGGTAAAACCGAAACTATTTATGGTTATGCTGTTGGTCATATACGTCAAGAAGATGGTACTCCTTTAATGATTGTCAAAGAGTGCGACAAGAGGACTTATGAGGAACAGTTCCGGATCAACTGGCAAACAGCCTATAAGTACGAGTGTACACCTGAACAGGCGAAAGAGATACGCCGTAGTATTAAAGAAGGTCTTAAATTATTAAAGCAAAAGAATGATGCTTGATTTCATAATAACGTTGATCCTACTAGCGATAGTAGGGTTCATTCAGAACATGGCTTTTACAGCCGTTAGTCGGAGTAGAAATGCTGGTGATCCGGTATATCATAGAAAGACAGCTTGGTTGTCTAACTCGATATGGTTCGTCTGCAACTTCTACATCTTATTTGGAACAATGTTGAAGAACATTACTGAAGGTAATCACGTGCAGTCAATCTTAGTCTTGATCGTATACGCTCTTGCAACAGCAGAGGGTAGTACGTTCATGATGAAGTTGAAGCTAGGGATGGTTAAGTTCCCAAAGTGGTTGCACTTCATAGAGAAGCACATTGTTGAAAGTGGTAAACGTAAAGTTGGTGAACGATGAATCAGTTACTAGATAGAATAATTGAATATGAGGATGGAGAGATGCACGAAGGACAGAAGCGTGATTTCTTCGCTGATCTCATTCAGACAGGTGACGCTTGGAGACTCCAAGGTCACTATCAGCGTACAGCAGAAGCGTATATTGATGCTGGTATTATTTCAAAAGATGGTGTTGTACTTGAAGATACTGATGGCTGATGAAAATTAAATTTCCTACATGGGTGGCACGGGTAATCCTCGTGCTATCCATTTTATTGGCAGGGCTGGCATTGGTGGGCGTCGCACAACCAAACCCTGATAGTATTAATGCAGACGAAAAGATGGTTGAAGGTTACATTACTCAGAGCGTACACATTAAATACCATTGTGACAAGAAGGTAGGTCGTGAGATCGAGAAGCAAGCAATTGGTACTTTTTGGATACGTGGTAATGTGCTGCACTTCCAGGGTAAGCAGTACCACATTGCGTATTGGGCACGTCCTGATATAAGCAATACGTTTTACTTCACTATTGTTGAACCTCGACAGTATAACTTAAAACGTGCTCAAACAGTTGTCTTTGAGAGAACTAATCGAAAGCATGGTTGGATTAAGTTTACTGAACATTGGGGACAAGGACGTAGTGATGTCATGGTGTATTACCTAAATTTCAAGTGATACCGGTAGGCTTAGTTTTTGTTGGACACGTCTTTTGAGAATGCGCCATTAATCTGAAAATTGATGTGTCAGGCGAGATAACGACGGTGGAACAAGGATAGTCAGAGTCGAGAAGCTATTAAAAAGGAGGCCCTAGTAGCCTCCTTTTCTTATATTAGCGGGTAGAGCCAGAGCTACACGTATCCACCTCGTACTCGTCCTTCTGTTACTGCTTTGTTGAAGTTAGCGGGCAAAGTATCGTAATTTACAGAGCGCAGACCAAACTCACTTGACCATAAGTACGAAGTACTTCCGACATACCGCTTATAATTCTGCTCATGCTCCCACTCTTCTATCGGCACCATTGCTCGTAAGTACCTATACACAAGAGCTTCCCTATCTTCACTAATAAACGTCATCTGCTTCTCTCGATGCTGATGTCCAAGATGCCACTCGTGAAAGGTAGTATCACTCCACCACTCCTTACATTCTTTCTGCATACTTTGATGTAGATTCCCACCACTCTTATCATTATGAGTCATTCCGATAAGAACCTCTCCAAACTTATGATACTTTCTTTGTTCCCACAGATTATTAACAAACACATTAGGATTACTTGCATAAACAGCTTCAAAGTGATCACCAAGTGTGAATGTCTTTTCCGGATCATGATTACCATATATAAATGGTATATAAACAGGAGCTATTTGTGACAGACGTTGTATCGTCCAGTCATACAGCTTTCGTGCTCGTATGTAGACGTATTGCCAATCATGATCTAATCGTTGAGGTGTTCCTTTCCTGGTCATAGGATAAGGATAATGAATATCAGTAGTCAGAATATCATGCCCAAACGGTATTAAGATTTCCGTAATGTTCTTATCAGCATGTAACTGAATATGATACTCAATTGCTTTCTTATAATTATCCTCACTCACCTTAGTACCGAAGATGTATTCCTGTTTAGCTGCATCAAAGTACCATCGACCTAAGTGAACATCATACAAACCTAGCTCCAGCATGAACTTCTCCTTCTCCATATCATGCATGATGTTGTACGGAAAGTTTTGTACGACCGGAGCCATCTCCTTCAAATCCTTCATCAACTCAATCTTGTACTTGTTCCATCCCTTGATCTTAAAACGAGGTTGGAATCGAACGTACACATAGAATCCCTTGTTTGCTAACTGCATAGGTTTCTCCACCTTGAACGTCTTCCCGTCCTTATCCGTCACCACATCAGCAATCTTCATACTGGTTGTCCAGTAGTTATCTTTCACCTTCCAATCAGCAACTTCCCACTCATCCATGTCTACTCCCAGCTTCCTTATAAACGCGTTGAGGATGTCCTCTTTACCATACTGGTCTATAAGTTCATCCTCAGTTATTGTACCTTGTCCTTCAGCGGTAGTACCATTCTTAGCAATCTTCATCTCCGTATCTCCACCCCCCTTTTTACGTGAGGTATCAAAATCTTCCCACACGTCTACCAGTTGGGGGTTCTTGTCAATGTATTTAAGAGCAACCGCAAGATACCGTTTGAAGTTAATCCATTTCGTATCAAGATCATACTTATCAATAATATACTCTGCAATACGTTGTGCTCCGGCACTTCGGTTATACTCTCTTAAATACTCCAAGACATCTGAAAAGTACTTATGATACTTCTCGTGTCGTTGTAGATCCGCCATTACAACAGACGGATCGGGTTTTCTCTTTGCTGCCATATCTCTATCATTACGTTAAAACGGTAGTAATCCTTTAAAGCCAACCTTCACGACCATTACTATGATCAGGACTACTATCAATATTATTGCTACCAACCGGATGTGCTTCTTGACCCACTTCTGCATCTCGTTGATAGTAACATTAAAAACTTGCTTTTCATATTCATACGATACGACCTTGACGGCTTGTTCTCGTGACCTGTGAGCATAGATAATACCGTCTTTGATGCCAACGGTCAATGAATCAAGAACGTCGAAATTCGTGCCGTTTATGCTTATTGTCAACGTATCTACATGGGTATATGCTGTATCCTTATATGCCGTTACAAGACCATCTTTAGTAGTATTAATTGCTTCTAAGAGATCCCGCACTCTCGCCTTAGCTATCTCTAGCTTAGCCGCATCCAGTATTCTACCCTCTTGTAGCATCGTTATTAGCGTATCCAACTCAGTCTTCATTAACACATACTCATTCAACAGGCTATCAACCTTTGCACTATCCCTCACTACCTCTATCTCTATAGTGTCTATCCTACCGGGCAGGTAGACCGTGTCTTGAATCGTGTCTTTCATGACGTTGCTTAAATGCGGATGCATCTTTAGCATGTTGTCAATAGCAATGACATGTTTCTCAAGACGTTTTTTAGCACGGATAGAGGATGAGGGCGGACGCAAGGGGATGCATGACCCGATAAGGATTGTGACAAGACTAAGGAGTAGGAAACTCTTCGTCAGCTTTTTCACTTCGTTCATTTTTAGGTGGACTAGATTTTATAAACTTGCTTACATCACCCCACTGTTTAATACCAGCTAGACCACTAAGACCCATGATCAAAAAGAGGTATATGGTTTCGGAAAAGTACGTCCACTCGTGATCTCGGAACGCATCTCTTCCTACCATGAAGATAAGCAGTAAGATAAGTGTGACTTGGCCCATCTCCCGCAGGTTAATACCGTCTTCTTTAATGGCCTTCCACAAAAAGAGAAGGTATGTCCCCGCTACTAGCATAGCGAGGACATTAAGCAGCAAACCGAGAAGCGTGGAGAAAGGAGTCGTCATACCTTACGAGGTTGTATAAAACCCTTAATTCTTAAACCATTTCCTGTATTCCAAGCAAACGAACGAGTTTTCTTTAAAACAGCAAGACCTTCGCGCTCTCCTTTGTAGTTCGTGTTGCCTTCAACAGTTGTCATAAGATCAGGCTGTACATCAGTAACGATACCAGCATGACCCATCCAAGTAGGTTTATTGTCTTTCCATCGTTGCCAGATTACCACTGAACCTGCAACGGGTGTTTCACCAGTGACCCAGCTACTACGTCTAAAGTTATTATACGTAGCAACAGCACCTGCACTAAACAACTGGTCAAGCTCCCTTACTATCTTAGAATCATGTGTAAAAGCAAGCTTCCACACAAGTTCTGTAAAGTAAGCACACCAAGCTTGGCCTTTCTCCCAACCTACAGCATCCATCAGCTCTTGGAACTCTCCGTCCTTAAATCCGAGGTTCCCGCTAATTTCTTCTTGGCCTACGAAGCCAAGAGCAGTGTATACTATACTATCATTTATCATCGTTTCTGATAATACTTTTCAACCCAATCTCTAGTATTCTCAATAGCTTCTATTACTTCGGAACGTGTGATATGATCTTTGTTCTCCGATTCTAAAGATGTAATACGCTCTTTCCACATATCCGCTTCTACGTTATGTGATGTAATACGTTCATTATTCACAGCTTGCTGTATTAACACCGCATCAAGTTTGTCGTTCATACTTTGGAAGTTACTAATCAGTAATGCTCCAATCACGGAAAGAACTGACAGTAGGAAAGTGTTGATCCATTTCAACCAATCCTGTTTAAGGTTAATGCTATTATCTTCTGACATCTTCTGTTAGCTTAATTTCTGTAAAACCTAATTCTTTAACACGCTTTCTAATCTCTGAGAGTTCTTCTACCTTTGCTTGTGGTACGTTGCTAATAACTTGCTTATCCTTCAACAGCTTTTTATCTTTCATATACTTATAACTGTCTGACTATCAATATACAATAATTTACAACAAAAACAAGATAAAAGTGCGGAAGTTATCTCCCGCACTTTAAGTAAGACTTAGACTAACTCAGCAGCCAATACTGGATCCCAAGTAGTACCATCAGCATTAAGGGTAAACCGTGAACCATCAGTCTCATTAGTCCACATACAGCCAATACCAAATCCATCCGCCGCACCTACGGCTCCAGGATCACCAGCTTGTGACCATGAGAAAATTGGGAAAAGGATTTGCCAACTAGCACCACCTAGCGAGGCATCAGCACAATACCATAGAGCACCGTAATTACCATCTCTCGCAAGTGAACCTTTTACAAAACCTTTTGATTCATCTTCACCAGGATCTGTTGGATTTATCTGCACACCAAGTGCTTCACCAGTATACGGAACACTAATAACCTCCCATACGGCAGCACCATTTGTAGAGTCCCTACAGATGTAGGTATTAGTAAATGGAGCAAGTGAAGTATCCGTCCATGTTGATCCCTCAATATAACCACCAGCAAAATCCTCGCTCGCACTAGGAATACCTGTCGTAACTACATGATTGGGAACTGCTTGCCAAATAGCAGCATCTTCAGTAGGATCAATACAAACAAATACAATACCACCAGCAGTAAGCCACTGCGATCCATACCAGTAACCTTGAGATGAATCATTTGTACTAGTAGGAGCAGAACTTGAGGGAGTATCCTGAACTTTACACGCTTGATGACCACTACTATTAAAGCTACCAGCTTCAACAATATTGGCACTATCTGCATTACATCCTTGCAGAAGTATTTCTGCCGTGGTTTCACCGCTAGCTACAATAGATCTAGTTTGTACTCCATACATATGAATTTTAGTAGTTGCCCTAATACCAATGCCGCCCGTACCACCAGAATACTGAAAGACAAATCCACTTGCCCACGCTTTTCCGGAA